TGGCGTGGGCAAGACCGGATCTAGTGAGGTTGAGAATACTGTGCGTCATATCTGCATATCCAAGAACAAGATAAACGGGTGGCACGGTATGATTAACACGCAGATAGATATAGCGAAAGGGATTTACTACTGATGATGACACAGGCAGATGTATCTAATCTAGGGTATGTTGGAAGACAGCCAAACAGGAAGCGTAACAGTGATAGCTGGTTCACACCCGAATCATACCTATCTAGCGTCAAGACTGTGCTGGGCGAAATCACTTTGGATCCGTTTTCTGACAAACACGCAAATGAAATCGTAGGGGCAACCTATTACTTTGATGAAGACACAAATGGCTTAGACCAAGACTGGGATGTCGCAAATCCATGTAAGGTATTTATGAACCCGCCCTATTCCGCTGGCATGATGAAGCAATGTTGCGATAAGTTTGTAGGCGCATGGGATAAGGAACAATTTGAAGCAGGTATTGTCCTTGTGAATAATGCAACGGAGACCAAGTGGTTTCACAAGCTACTAAGCAAGGCTTCCGCAATATGTTTTACGGATCACAGAATAAGTTTCTGGAATGTCGATGGGAAAGTTGTGAGCAACAACACCCGGGGTCAAGCCTTTTTCTATTTTGGAGATGGTGCCGATGTGTTTAATGAAGTTTTCAAGACACACGGCTATTGTCAGGAATTGACCAGCAACTATAATACTGGGAGACAGATATGAGTCACGATGGTAACGAACGCCTGTTGCAGGGCTTATACGAAAGCTGCATGGAGTTTCTGCGTAGACAGTATCCCTGTCTGACAGAGGACGAGTTGGAAGAGATTTCAGCAAAGATAGCCCGCGCACGATTTAGGGAATACGAGTGATGAGAATCCTGACCTTTGATGTGGAAACCACACATCGCAAGAAAGACAGCGGGGGATCAACAGCATCCCCCTTCTTTGGTAATCGTCTTGTCTCGATTGGCTACAAGTGGTGGGGCGGCTATACGACAAATTACCTTTGCTTCTACCATCAGGACAAGGAACCCGACAAGGATGCCTTCAATATCTTTCAGGATGCCTTGAAGCTGGCTGATGTTGTCATTGGACATAACATCAAGTTTGATATAACATGGGTTCGTTCGTGTGGATTTAAGTATGACGGAGATATCTATGATACAATGGTTGCGGAATATATTCTGGCGAAAGCAAGACGCTGGCCTCTCAGCCTTGCTGCTCTTGCAGGGAAGTATGGTGGAGTGCAAAAAGAGAAAGACCTCGTTCAGCCGTATCTGGATGAGGGGAAGACCTTCTATGAGATCCCGTGGGAGATAGTAGAGGAATACGGAAAAGCAGATGTGATGGCAACGGAGAACATAGCTGCCGCACAACTAAAAGCCTTTGGCACTACATTCGAGGAACTATACAATGAAAACAAGTTTGATTCCTACTCTCCGATTATCGCTGGAGATGACAGACACGCTGGCCCGTATTGAGGCCGCTGGTATCAAGATTAATATGGACACCCTGAATCAAGTCCAGCAGGAATACGAAACAGAGTTGCACGAATTGGAGCAACGCCTTGAGGAGTTAGCCCGGGAAGCTATGGGAGACACTCCTGTCAATCTATCTAGTCCGGATGATCGCAGTGCGTTGATTTACTCGCGCCGCGTCAAGGACAAGAAGCTGTGGTCAAGCACCTTCAACTTGGGGCACGAGATGCGTGGGTCAACCATGAAGCCGAAGATGCGCCGCCGCATGAAGGCAAACGAATTTAAGAACACTGTCCGCAGCCAGACAGAGATTGTGCAGAAGACACGGATGTCCCGCTGCACAGACTGTGACGGGGTAGGACACTACTTCCCCCTGAAGAAGGACGGGACACCCGGCAAGGCTAGGCGTATCTGTCGTCCCTGCAACGGAGCAGGGGTAATCTACACGCCAACTGGTCAGGTTGCTGGGTTCAAGCTAATTCCTCGTGGCCCGATGGATGTTGCTGCTGCTGGTTTCAAAGCAGACAAGACAACCCTAGAGGATCGCATGGATGCAATGCAGGGATCAGGCCGGGAGTTTGCCAAAGCCTACACCCGATACAATGCCCTGCGAACTTATCTAAGCACTTTTGTAGAAGGAATGAAAAACAATGTTGATGAGAATGGTTTCATCCATCCGGAGTTCATGCAGTGTGTTACGGCAACGGGTCGCCTTTCGTCTCGCAATCCTAACTTTCAGAATATGCCGCGTGGAAATACCTTCGCTATACGGAAGGTGGTCGAGAGCCGCTTCGAGGGTGGCCAGATACTTGAGGGGGATTACTCTCAGCTAGAGTTTCGTGTCGCTGGCTTCCTTGCCAAAGATCCGCAAGCCTATCACGATGTTGAAGCTGGGACGGATGTTCACAGCTATACAGCCAGCATCATCGGCTGCACCCGGCAAGAAGCAAAGGCACACACCTTCAAGCCCCTGTATGGTGGCGTAACAGGAACACCAGAACAGCAACGCTACTACCGTGCCTTCAAGGAAAAGTATGCACAAGTTAGCGAGTGGCACGAGGAACTACAGAAGGAAGCTGTCGCTACCAAAGAGATTGCTCTACCTTCTGGCAGACGCTATGCCTTCCCCGATGCCAAGTGGACGGAGTGGGGAACGGCAACCAACCGGACTGCAATCTGTAACTATCCTGTGCAGGGATTTGCCACCGCTGACCTGTTGCCGATGGCCCTTGTTCGGTTGAGCAACACCTTCAGGGAAAATAATTTACAGTCCGTAATTTGCAACACGGTTCACGATTCAATCGTAATCGATGTCCACCCGGACGAAAAAGATATCTGTATCAAGCTGATGCGAGAAGCAATGCTCTCCCTGCCTGAACAGACAGAAGAACGCTACGGCGTATTCTATGACATGCCTGTTGAAATAGAATTAAAAATAGGTAATAATTGGCTTGACCTTTCTGTCGTAGAATAGTAAGATGGTCTTACGCAACCCCTAATCGTATAGGAGATATACAGAAGATGATTGGGACAGAACTTACAAATATCGATAATGAAATGGACAACTTGGTATCAGCGTTCAACAACGATGATGCCGAAACCCTGATGAAGATGACAGGGCAATCAGAGGGAACCAAGAAGACTGGCTTGCCTCGCTTGAACATCAACTACCAAGACGAATCAGAGGATGGTCAATCCCTGCCTCGTGGTTCTTGGAAGATTATGGTTGATGGTGAGTTTCTTTACTCCAAGCAGCCGCAGCTTCGTCCTATTCTCCGCACCTACGAGTGGAGCCTGTGGGATCAAGAAGAAGGCACATTTGCTGCTAAGTCAGTTCAGAAGCCTAGCTTGTCAGGTTCGTTTCCTGACAGTGTTGGCGGGGACAAGTGTGGTCGTCTTTCAAAAGAACAGGAAGAGACACTGGGTGAGGATCATCCGGATGTTCTACGGTCACGGTCAGCTATCTGTAATCAGGTAGTCTATGGCATCATCTCTGGTGTCTTTACCAAAGCAGATGGCACAGAGGTTTCGATTGACCGTCAGCCTGTTGTCGCCTACTTCAAGAAGTCTGGCTTCATGCCTATCAGCAACTTCATCAACAGCCTTACCAAGCAGAAGAAAGTCATGCAGCGTTGCGTGATTGACTTGGGAACAGACCGCAAGAAGATGGGAAGCGTAACCTACTGGGTTCCTGTTCCTACCTTGAACAGTGAGGTTGATGTCACCGATGAGGACAAGGAACTGATGACCATGTTCGTTGAGTCCGTCAAGGTGCATAATGAAAGTGTGATGACACAGCATCGTGAAGCTGTAAAGCTGATCATGTCCGATGAGGACAGCGACTTGGCTGCGGACTTTGAAGATGCTTCTGCAGCTTAACCTTCAGGACTACCTGAACAAAGCAACCCGGGGGGAGTTGGATCTTCCCCCGGTCTCTTTGGAGCAATTCACAGCAGACTGTGAGGAAGCAGTTTCCCGGCAACTACGCAGGGAGAACAAGCCATATCGTCTGCGTATGTCCGGCTTGGGTCGGCCCTTGTGTCAACAGCTTGTTGAACGAAGCGGTGTCCGGGAAGAGATGGACTACAACGGTGTGCTGCGATTCCTGTTTGGGGATATTGTGGAAGCCCTAATGATGTTGCTCCTGCGTGAGGTAGGGGCTAAGATTGTTAGCTTTCAGGAATCTGTTGAACTGGAGATTGCCGGGCAACAAATCCGGGGAACCCTAGACTTAATCCTTGAGGATGAGTTGGGCCAGAAGAAGGTGTGGGACATCAAGTCCGCAAGTGAATGGGCCTTCAACTACAAATATTCTGGTGGATATGATAAACTCAAAGAGGATGACCCCTTTGGCTACCTGATGCAGGGTTACCTATACTCAGAGGCCACAGGATTGCCATTTGGGGGCTGGATAGTGATAAACAAGTCCAGTGGGCAGGTTTTGATCGTGGAAGCCCCAGATTGGCAGGAAGAGGACAAGAAAGCATACCTGAAGGATGCTGAACGGCGGGTGCGTATCCTAACTGACCCTGACTCGAAGGTAGTCAAATTAAACACAGAGTTTGAAACCTATCGTGTCAATGGTATTCTTGATAGGACAGGCAATAAGACACTGGCTAAACAGTGCAGCATGTGCGGCTATCGTTCTCACTGCTGGCCCAATGCGGTGTTGCATGACAAGGTAACATCCAAAGCCAAGAACCCACCACAGGTTTGGTATTCACTCCTGAAGAATAAAGCCCTGTGATATGCCAGTCCTATACACCAAAGAATATGATCTGTCTCTCGTTGACTTGAACGAAGACCTGCTGATGGTCTATGTGGAATCCCACAATCGGACAGGCGGCGGGAGACGGATCGTATTTCTCCGGCAACACGAACGGGGCATCCCCGTAACTTTACGCGAGAACTATTCTGACAGCGGTATCATCACCCCGGCAACAGAGGTGCGTGACCTAGAGGCTGTTGAATCTTGCTTTCAGATGATCGGTAACCACCTTGCAAACGGAAGAACTGTATGCGTTCCGATTTACCCCCTAACAGAAGAAACTATAGCAATCGAAAAACAATCCCCGAAAGTGGCCGCGTATCTCAAAAAACGGATGGCCAGCTACAACATGAAATACCATTTGGGAAATACTACAAGATGAAACGCTTTGCGGGATACAGGTCACAGTTTGAATTGAACTTGGCACGGACACTGGTAAAGAACAAGATTGAGTTTGAATACGAGAAAGCCAAGATAACTTACCAGCCAAAAGTTCGGGTCTACACTCCCGATTTCTATATCCCGGCAACGAATATCTACATAGAAGCAAAAGGCCACCTAGATAAAGACGATAGGGTTAAGATGCGTCTGGTCAAGGAACAACACCCGGACTTGGATATCCGGTTTGTTTTCCTGCGGGCATCTAATCGTCTTTACAAAGGTAGCAAGACCACCTATGCTGCGTGGTGTGAACGATACGGATTTGAGTGGGCAGAAGGGACAATACCGTCCGAATGGCTGAAGAAAGCGAAAACAAAATGACAGACAATGATAACGAAGACATCGATAAGCAGATTGAGATGGCAACGCTTCTCCCTGACAGATGGTATGTGATATTTCAGAACAACAAGCACGATGACAATGTTACTATGTCTGCCTACGATACAACAAGCGGACCTCAAGAGGATGGCTACTACGATTCCGGAACTGTGATCCAGAACGGCATCATCGAATTGTTGGAAAATGATTTTGAACGGATAGTCGAGGCTGGTATGGCCCGTCTGTCATTCAAGCAACTCGAAGAGGAGATAATCTCCGAAGTCAACGAGGAACTTGGTATCTCTATTGACGAACGCGGTGATAACATAATCAAGGTGGATTTCGGAGCAAAGCAATGAACGAGTATCAGAAAGCATGTTTGACTACTGCCGTATATCCCAAGATGCACAGCGTGACCTACCCTGCTCTGGGTTTGGCTGGTGAGGCAGGAGAGGTTGCCGACAAGATAAAGAAGATGCTGCGTGACAAGATTGATTCCCCGGAGTATCGGGAACAAGTCATGCTTGAGTTGGGAGATGTGCTGTGGTATGCTGCAGTTCTGGCAAGCGACTTGGGGTATGACCTCGAGACAGTCGCTAATCGCAACCTAGAGAAGTTGCAGGGTCGCCAGAAACGCGGAACACTACATGGCACAGGAGACAACAGATAATGGATGCCCAGCTAAGTCACGAAGAATATATGCGGGAGAAAGCTATTCTGGAAGACAGACACACTAAACATCTGGATATGGTGAACAGTCCCCCGCACTATAACAAGGCAGGTATCGAGTGCATAGATGCTATCGGGGCTGCCACAGACGAGGGCTTTGAATATTATCTTCAAGGCAACATCATAAAATACCTCTGGCGTTACCGTTACAAGAACGGCGTGGAAGACCTAGAAAAAGCCCAGTGGTATTTGAACAAACTAATCGAGGTAAAGGAAACCATGACATGAGCAATACACTACCCACCCCCTACCAACAATTCATACACAAGTCCCGATACGCCCGATGGATCGAGGAAGAGAACCGCCGGGAAGATTGGCACGAGACTGTTGACCGCTATGTCAGCTACATGTCAAACCATGCAGAAGAGAAGCATGGCTACAAGCTGAAGGCAAGTGAGAAGGCCGATATTAGTGAAGCCATCTTGGGCTTGCAGGTCATGCCATCCATGCGGGCCATGATGACTGCGGGTTCTGCTCTGTCCCGGGATAATATCTGCGGATACAACTGTTCGTATATCCCGGTGGATAGCCCTCGTGCGTTTGACGAGTGTATGTATATTCTGATGTGCGGCACGGGTGTTGGTTTCTCTGTGGAACGGGAGAATGTAGACAAGCTGCCTACTGTCAGTGATGCCATCAACAAATCTACAACTGTAATTAAGGTAGGCGATAGCAAGCCCGGTTGGGCAAAAGCCTTTCGGGAGTTGATTGCGCTGCTCTATGCTGGTCAGATTCCCCAGTGGGACATGTCAGCGGTTCGCCCTGCTGGTGAACGCCTCAAGGTTATGGGTGGCCGTGCGTCTGGGCCGCAGCCTCTTGCTGACCTGTTCAGCTTTACTGTGGAAACCTTCAAGCGGGCAGAGGGTCGCAAGCTGTATCCTATCGAGTGTCACGACCTGATGTGCAAGGTAGGTGAGATTGTTGTTGTTGGGGGTGTCCGCAGGTCTGCCCTGATTTCGTTGTCCAATCTGAACGATGACCAAATGGCCCATGCCAAGTCCGGACAGTGGTGGGAGAATGAGGGGCAACGTGCGCTGGCTAACAACAGCGTTGCTTACAAGAGCAAACCAGAGATGGGAACCTTCATGCGTGAGTGGCTTGCCCTGTATGATTCCAAGTCTGGTGAACGCGGTATCTTCAACCGGGAAGCGGCAGACAAGCAAGTAGCCCGGAATGGTCGCCGGGAAACCGGACACATGTGGGGAACCAACCCCTGTTCGGAAATCATCCTTCGCCCCTACCAGTTTTGCAACCTGTCTGAGGTAGTTGTCAGGGCAGAGGATAGTCTTGAAGATTTGACACGGAAGGTCAAGTATGCAACCATCTTGGGGACGCTGCAATCCACCCTGACGGATTTCAAATACCTTCGCAGCATCTGGAAGAAGAACACCGAAGACGAACGGCTTCTTGGCGTATCCCTGACAGGTATCATGGATCACCCGGTGCTGTCCAAGACTACGGATTCTGTGCGCTGGTTGACTGCTATGCGGGAAGCTGCCGTTGCAACCAACAAGGAGTGGGCAAAGAAGCTGGGAGTTAGCGTATCCGCTGCTATCACCTGTGTGAAGCCATCCGGAACTGTATCGCAGCTGACAGACTCTGCTTCAGGTATCCACGCCCGTCACAACGATTACTACATCCGCACAGTGCGGGGCGATAACAAAGATCCCCTGACGCAGTTCCTTATCGAACAAGGTGTCCACAATGAACGGGATGTGATGAAGCCAGAATCAACGACTGTCTTCTCTTTCGCCATGAAGTCACCCAAAGGGGCTATCACCCGGACACAGATGACTGCTATCGAACAGCTTGAGTTGTGGAAACTGTATGCCCTGAACTGGTGCGAACACAAGCCATCCATCACAGTATCCGTGAAGGAAAGTGAGTGGATGGAAGTTGGTGCGTGGGTCTACGAGAACTTTGACGTTGCTTCTGGCGTATCGTTCTTGCCACACAGTGACCACACCTATCAGCAAGCCCCGTATCAGGATATTGAAGAAGGCGACTACTTGGGGTGGACAGAACGCTACAAACATGTCACGATTGACTGGAATAAGCTGACTGACTTTGAGAAGGAAGACAACACAACAGGCTCTCGTGAACTTGCTTGCACGGCAGGAGTATGTGAGGTTGTGGATCTGTCGGCAGCATGACAGAAGGGGTAGACATGCCAAACTGGTGGCAGTGGTGGTTGCTTGCAGCTATCACTGTCAATACCACGATAAACATCATCGTGTTCTTTAAGCATAGGTTTAGATCAAAAAGTAGAAAGTGATATGTCTGAACTGAAAAACTACACGAAGACAGAACCTGTATTTGAAGACGGGGAATGGTGGTATTATAGTTCTACAGGAACCTACAGGGAACGTCTGGAAAGCCATGCCCGTAAAAACAAGACACGTATGTTTGTCAATGGTAAGTATATCCCTAAGTCTCATCCGCTGCACAAACCGGGAAGATACCGATCCCTAGATGATGCTTGGTCACACACAGAAATTGAGAAAACAACGGATGGGGAAGTCTATCTGGTTATCAACCCGGCATGGCCCGATTGGGTAAAGCTGGGCAAAGCTGCAATCGCAACAGATCGTCTATCCGGCTACCAGACAGGTTCACCCTACAGGGATTACATCATCCTTTGCAGCGTGTATGTTGATAACCGACATGACACAGAAAAAAGATTGTTGCAAACCTTCAAGAAACATGCTACAGAATATAAAGGTGAGTGGTTCAAGATACCTCACGGTGAGGCGATTGACCTACTCGAAGAAGGTTCCCATGACGGTGGGATCGCATAGTGACTGAATAACCCCTTGTGACGGGGGTAAGGTATACACGGGGAGTGGTTCTCCTGCTCAACCAGCAAACGTGTAGTTCGGGCGAAGTATCATAGACAGTTACTAGCCTGATGTGGGTATTAGTCAAGTCCCACCTATGCACTTTACGAAAGGAGTTAGACATGAAATACATGGTTGACTTACCGGACGGTTGGAAGTATGGTTTCCCAAAGGAGTTGCCCAAAGATGCAGTCATGTATTACGGTGGCAATGATTACGGCGTGAAGAAAGAGTTTAGCATCAAAGGGTGGGCTATCTCTGAAGGTTATCCGGAAGAAAAGATAGATAACTTGGGTGAACATTTTTATTATAGGCATTGGATAGAAAATGACTGATTTTAAAATAGAAGAAGATAAACCAAAAGCACGTATGTTCGTTGATTCAACTGCGGCTATTATGGTTGTCGAGGATTATGTGCCGGAAAAAACATGCAAAGACATGATTCAGATGGCAGAAGATTACATTAACGAAGCTGCTATATATGGCGAGAGTGAGGATTCAAGTAAAGCAAAAATTGATAATACATTCTTTAGACAGGACCTACAGCTTTTTATTCCCTTTGGGTTTTCACCACGAGGTGATTTTAATCTTCTTAGCTACATACAAGAGATGTGTTTTTATTCGGCACACTTATACGGAAAAGTATTTCACAGCGTAGTTGAATATGTGAAACCTCTTGCTAGAAATGCAAAATTACAGAAAACTCTTACCCATACAAAGGGCTTTTCAAACTGGCACATAGAGCAGTCCTTTGGAGATATGGCGGACAGGGCTTTGGTTTGGATGCTGTATCTTAACGATGTAGAAGAAGGCGGGACAACAGAATTTTTATTTCAAGGTGTAACGATAAAACCAAAGACAGGGACATTTGTTGTCTGGCCAGCAGGGGTTACCCACCCCCATAGAGGAAACCCACCATACTCTAACAGTAAATACATACTAACTGGATGGCTGCATGCACCCAGTCTAGTTGAGAAACCGTATGTAGATCATGTATACAATCGTATGCTTGAGGAAGACTTCAGCATATTTAAAGATTTTGATTGTCCAGAAGTGGATTAAATGTATGAAAGTAACGTTCGGACTAAATCCTGAAAAATACAGTGGAGAAGAAAGAAACTGGCAGGATTGGCAAAAAAAGTTTATAGACTTTAATCCTTCTGAAGAAACTTGGTTTCACAGATTGAAGGCAGGTATGATACCCTATACTAGTCCACATGGTGGAAAAATTCTTAGTGCAAGAACTTGTCCTTCTTTTGTAAGTAGCTTCAAAAACAGAATACTTGTAAGGAACATAGCAGACTTAGAAATTTCTAATGTAAACGATACTGTAAAAATAACATCTAGTCATCCCTATGGCGAAGAACGGCATGTTAATTACCACCACGAATATCAGCTAGGAAAAGAATTTCCTTTTGATAAAAGCGTTTTTAAAAATCCTGTGAAATTTGTATCGCCTTTCTGGATGTATTTTTCTGAAAAAGCAGAGGTAATATTTAGTCCTGTATGGTATGATAAATCAACACAATTTGTTCAAGCGTTACCGGGTATCATACGCCTCGAAAAGAATGAGCCTGTTGAATTAAACATAAACACTTTTGTAAAACAGCCTGAAAAAAATACAACATATACAATAGAAAAAGGAACTCCTATATGTCAGATATTTATAGTAGATATTAAAAAACCAAAAGTATTTTTTACAAACAACATAGATAAGAAAATAGTTGCTAAAAGAATGAGTTCTCTATATGAAAACATAGCAACATTAAAGTCTGTAAACATAGGAAAGTTTATAACCAGATGAAACTCGAGGTAACAGAATACATCGAACACGATGACGGTAGTGCAACGATGCACGTGGAGATGGATGACGATGCAAAGCGGATTATGATTGCAGAGGGCTTGGTTGCTGTGTTAAAACGGTCTCTGCAATACCTTGAGGACGAATTTGATTTTGAGGAAATCGATGCTGGAAATACAGATAACTCCTGACCACATATCCCGTGCCAAAAAGAAAACTGCCGCTGTAGGCATACTACAGGGCAGCATCACGGGTGGACTCAGCAACGTTGTTGGGGCAATCGGTGAAATCATCGTTGCCGACCTGACGGGAGCATCGGAATCCAACACCCACAA